CCATCTCTTAGCAGTCATACCGCCAGAGTAAGGTAGTTCACCTTCTCCAACATATTCTGCTCTTGAGAATTGGTCTAGTTGTAACAAGTCAGCCCATCCAGCAGGTGATACTACAAAATATCTTTGACCATCATCTGGAACATCTGCTTCACCAAATGTCTCATATGTTGTCAACGCTTTTGCAAGTGTCAATGCCGCAGAACCATGAGCAATGTTTGCAGCATTTGAGCCTGCATCTAATACGTCAATGATTAATTGGTCTGTTTGTCTACCTAAAGCTGCCGCAGCAGATTGAGCTAGAACTTGTCTCTCGTCTATGTTTGTTTTTAACTCATCTAGTGTATCAACATAATCACTTGCGTAGAAATCAGCTAGTGTTACGTCAACTGTGCTGTGAGCAATATCCATTGTTGGAACTTCGGCATGACGATTCTTAGTAACGGCTGTACCTTTTCCTACTTTCTGGAAACGAGCTTGGCTACCTTTTACATTTTTTGTCTGCCTTACAGTATTCATCAGCTTTGAACCCATACGTTGATATGCCATATGGACTTCTGCTTCAAACTGTTTAATAAAGGCAGTTGATATTGATGTACTCATCTTTTATCTCCTGTTAAAATTAAATTAAAATTTCACAGTTGTCCTTTATCCTTCAATTCGGTTGTCCATTTAGGGCCTATTTCCGACATAATGGGCTGTATCTCTACATCTACCTTTGGTAGATGCTTATAAAAGTAATACATTTCAATGTCATTTACAAGCATTGGTTGCTCTGCAAAGCAATATTTTTGCCATTTTAACCATCTTATGCTGCGTTTATGTTCATTAATTATAAAATTAAATAAAAAAGTATAATGTGATTCTAGATATGTTATCCATCTAAGGTTACCTTGTAAAAAAAATCTACGATGTTTATGTAGTAAATCACTAGCTAAAAACCATACTGCTGCTTTATTAGGATTAGTTTTACTAACTGGCATTGCACCCCATATAGCTACCACCTCATCTGTTTCTTTTTCAAAGATAGTGAACGTATGCGTATTTGGTCTGTTATATCTAAATGGATTTATAAGCGCAGTAAGCGGATCAATGCCCATAGCAGCTAGTTCGTATTTATCTAACTGCTGTAGATTGGGCGCTAATCTAAAACAATCGTCTGGGATTGTTTTTTCTACATAAAGCATTACTTCGTTAACATTCTAAATGCAGCATCTACTTTTGCTACATAAGCCTCATCTCTAAATCTTGGATCGAAGTATCTTTTGTCTGTCATCATTGCTCTTGCATCAGCCATTGTGAGTTGTTTTTCTGGTTGTGTAAATTGTTCGGATCTTACTCCTGTAGTTTGCATTTCCATAATACGCTCTATAGCCTGTATGCCTTGTGCAGTTGTACCTAATGAATATTGAATAGCTTCAAATTCTTCTGGCGGAAAGTTTTTACTAGCCCAAGCATTGACTGCATCTACTCTTGAGTTTGCATTTTCACCCAATGCTTCCATTTCTGCTTCTAAATTAGGTTGCTGTCCTTGCATTGTTTCTATATAAGCATTAATACCAGCATCGTATTCTTCTTGCGTAAAACCATTTTCTTTAGCAACGCCTTCCCACCAAGTACTCATTGGGTTTTCTGTAACCATTTCTGGAGTAATACCTTCTGGTAACTTAGGCATTTCATAAGATTCTGGCACGTTTTCTGCATGTTCATTAGCAAGTTCTTCCATTAATTTTTCTTTAATAGTTTCTTCTTTGCCTGTGCTGTATGATTCTAACTGAGTATATGACTTTGCCATTTCATCAGCATCAACCTTGCCATCCTTCCAAAACTTCTCAGGTATATGCTCTGGTCGTTCCTCTTGTGGCACTTCGTTTGCAGGTACTTCATCTAGTATTTCTTGTTCAGTTATTTGTTCTTCAGCCATTGTTACTGTCCTCCACTATTTTTTGTGATTGTCCTTTGTTACTTCTGCGCTGTATTAAACCTACAATATAACGCTGTCCTTCAATATGTCTTAACTGGTGATCAGATACTTCAGGTCCTGCTACGGTTTCAATCGTAATAGACCTTAGATAATTTAAAAATGTTTTACCTGCATCTGATGTGAATAATGCTCTTGATACTGCATTTAACGCTTCTTCTTGATCTGGCGTTCTTTCCATACCATCAAGTCCTATCAGCGTTTTAACTTTCTTTTCTGCCATGCTACACCTCATGTAATTGATTGTTCCACGTGAAACATTGAGGAAGTAAAGGTACTTTCATCAAAACTGTGGGCGTTTAAATGCTTTACTTCCCATTTGATGATAGTAAATTGTTACCAAAAGTCAAGGACTTATTGACCTTCCATAACTCCTTCGGCTGGAGTGCCTTGTGCTGCTTGTTGCATCTGTTGCAACTGTTGCATTTGTTGCATCATTTGCGCCATTTCTTCTGGGGATCTAATTAATTCTTCTGGTATACCTAGTTTTTTCGCAATATATTTAGCTACTTCATCTTGTTTAATCATAGCATTAAGTAGTTGTGGTCCTACTCTGCCTTGTATTAAGCCTAAGAATCTATCAATATTTACTACATCAGATTGATATTGCGCTTGTGCTAATGGACTAGAAGATTTAATTTGTACTTCTCTGCCATTGACAGTAGGTATATCTATACGACCTTGTTTTTTTAGAATATAAATTACTCTTGCTAACACAGGATTTACTAGTTCTGCTTGCAATCTACCAAAGGCTGCGCCTATTTGCCTAGACAAATCAGCTTGACGTTCTGCAACTTCCGTTGCCGACATTGGTGTTTTCTCATTTGGATTGCCTAGCATGTCATTGTATAACGCTTTCTTAATGTTGGTTCTCATATCACGCAACACAAGGTCAGATACATTAAAGTTACCTGCTTGTGCTATCGGCTGTAAACCTGCGCTACCTGCTGCTTTCGGAATTACAGTACCTGGAATAAGAGCAATGTTATCAACATTAATGACACCATCATCTTCCACTTGGTACATACCAGATATACTCATTTGTGCGTTTTCTAATATTAGTTCAACAACTAAGTTAGACGTTTTTATTGCAGGCAACGCAAACTGTAATGGGCCTCTGCCGTATGTTTCACCAGCACATTTAGACCAACGATAAGTAATATATGGATTACTACCTACCCCTTTATATTGTTCATCATATACTTTGTGTTCATAGTCTTTAGCTATTGCACAAAATATATTTACTTCTTCTTTCGTTTGTGAATAATCACGATATAATATTTCAATAATAGTAATTTCTTTGTCAGGATTAGCTTCCATATCCATAGCCATTTTATCGTTATAGATTGGTTGAGCATATGCAAATGTAAGTTCTTTTAACTTCATTTTGCGTGTGCGATAAACTGCATCTACTTTGTCATCATAGCCGCTTGTTAAACAAACTTGTGGTAATGGTATAGCTTTAAATCTTATTGGTTGAATAGCATCACCTTCTTCAACTAATAAAACTCCTGTGCCTAAAGCTATATCTAGAAATGTTTCATGTACTTCTTGCGAAAAATTTGAGTTTTGTAGTATTTCAAATACGTATTCTGTAATTTCATCTAATGCTAAATTAGTTTCTTTTTGTTGATCTTCTGGTACTTCTGTACCTGCAACAAACTCAGCCCATCTAGCATAGTTCGGCACAATACCTGACTGCAATCTACTAGCAAACTCTTGTACTCCAACAACAGCAGTCTCGTCAAAGATATGATCAGTTCTTCTTGCACCTGCTGTTTCTTGAAAAAATGATTCTCTTTGTGGTAAAGCATATTCATAACATTCTTCAAAGACTGACACCCATTGATCTTTTAAAGATTTTGCATGTGCATATCTTGCTAAAAGTTTTTTAACAGGATTTTGTATTTGTGCAACATTTACTTCTGGTTTGCTATCTATCATTATGCACCTAAGGTATTTTTAGTTGTGTATCTATCTGCTACGTCAAAGCCACCACCGCCTTTACGACCAGTTAATAAACTTCTTCTACCACGTCTACCTGCTAATGCTGCTGTGGTTATTTCTAGTTGTTCAGCTTTAATTTCTTTTGCTGTTTTCTTTTCTTCTTTTAAAGCATCACGCTGCGCTCGTCTTGAAGATTCTTGTTGTTCAATTTCTTCAGCAGATGGTCCACGTGAAGCTGGAGCTGATGGGACTTTAGGTTTAAATGGTCCTGCACACATTATCTATTTCTCCTATCATGTATATTACGCTTTGGTTTCACAGTATAAACATCAAAAGCTCGTTTTGCTACAAAAGGTTTGCTGGTCTTTCCTCCAAGCACTAAACTTCTCCCTTCTCCTGCACCTAACAATAAATACTGTAAGGCATCATGTATGTGTGAAAACCTATTCTTGTTTGGCTTTTCATCATAGCGCTCACCACTTGTTTGTATACGCTTGTAATGATAGCCACCACTAAATCCTTTTATCAAGTTAATACATTTTGGATCAATTAACAAGCCTGATTCTCCGTCTGTCATTCTAGTTAATGTCGCATTAACTGCTTCTAATCTAATTAAAACATCATTTGAGGGTGCTGGTCTAGCATTTATTCCTTTGGATCTTAGTATTTGAAAAGGTGTTGCCTCATCAGTTTGCACTCTGTGGTCTCCTGCTGGATCACCAAAGATGTGAAACGTGCGTGGTGCATACAATGCCATGTGTTGTTTTAACAAATCAGAGTACCTAACAATACCCATATCCTCCGCTACCAGCTCATCGAGTATAACCCAACGGCCACGTATGCGTTGAGCAAACACACAGGCTGGGGTAAGACCAAAATCTATGCCCATAAAGATTGGGATTTGATCTGCAACCAAACAATCACTTCTGGCTACATGCACATCATGTCTAAAGGAATCATAAACAGGCTTACCATCTTCTATTAACCCTAGTTTGTTTAACACATACACATCAATCCAGGATTTAGTCTTGCCTCGAATGATATTAGGATAATAGTTTTTGGTAAGGTTGTTTATATTCTCTGCTTTATCATTGCGTTCATAACGATCTACTATTTTGTCTTTACCTATGATTTCATCCATTGCTGGAGGTTGATTAAAGAAACTCCAGTTATCAGGTTTGACTAACATCTTTGCTTCTTGCTTAGTAAGATAGTCAGGTAAGACAGTTTCTCCTGCAAGTATTGGCCACCAATGCTCAGTATCAGGAGCGTTGGTATCGCAAATAACGCCATACCAGCTAGGACCACCATCACGCATAGATGGATAACGG